ATAGGAGTGAGCAGTATTGGAAACGTCAAGCCATGCCTGCGGCCATCAAAGGGATTCGCTCTATGGATGAGTGGGCGCAACAGCCGAGTAACTTTCGCAAAGCCTATCGTCCATATATCGAGCAAGAATTTAAGCGTAGGTCTGAAGGAGTTTGGCTTTACATTAACGGTAAAAAAACTTACATAACAGGAACACATTACTTCATGCTTCAGTGGGTGAAGATTGATGGTTCATTCTACGGGGACTACCTCGCATTTCAACGTACACTATTTATTCACGCAGAAGCCTGTAAGGTTGACCCACGATGCGTAGGTCAGTTGTTTACTAAGTGTAGACGTTCAGGATATACTAACATGGCTGTTGCAACTCTACTAGCAGAGGGCACAGTGGTGAAGGATAAGGTATTAGGTATCATGTCTAAGACGGGTGGCGATGCACGTGATAACGTCTTTATGAAGAAGGTGGTATCTATGTATAGACACTTTCCTTTCTTCTTTAAACCTATTCAAGATGGTTCTACTAACCCTCGTGTTGAGCTTGCTTTCCGCGAGCCTGCGAAAAAGATTACAAAGAACAATAAGACAGCTCAGACAGGTGAGGCACTGAACACGATAATTAATTGGAAGAATACAACCAACAACGCATATGATGGTGAGCGCTTGTACTACCTGTTTCTCGATGAGGCGGGTAAGTGGGAGAAGCCTGCTGATATACGTGAGGCTTGGCGCATTAACAGAACCTGTTTGATTGTAGGTCGTAAGATTGTAGGAACTGCTTTGGTGGGCTCTACGGTTAACCCTATGTCGAAAGGTGGCGAACAATATAAAGACCTTTGGAATGACTCAGACCCGTCGGAAAGAAATGCAAATGGCCGTACACGGTCTATGCTCTACCGTATATTCATCCCCGCTTACGAAGCGCTTGAAGGCTTCTTCGACAAGTTCGGAAACCCAATTGTTGACGACCCTGCAACTGCTGTTGAAACTTCCGACGGTGAGCTAATCGACTATGGCGCAAGGACTTACCTCAACAACGAAAGAAAAGCACTTAAGAATGATGCTAATGAATTGAACGAGGTTACTCGTCAGTTTCCATTCTCTACACAAGAGGCATTCCGTGACTCCGTGGAAAGTAGTCTGTTTAATCTAGGTAAGATATACGAACAGAAGGAGTACAATGATATGATGTATCCTAGCCCCGTAGTGAAGGGTAACTTTCATTGGAAGAGTGGAGAACTAGACACAGAGGTTATATTTGAGCCATCACCCGAGGGAAGATGGACTCTATCATGGCAACCAAAGAAAGATAATAGAAACATAAAGTCAAAACACAGAAACGGGCACTATCAAGCTCCACACGGAAACTTAGGTGTAGGTGGGGTAGATAGCTATGACCTTGACGCAACTACCGACGGGCGTGGCTCTAAGGGTGCTTGTCACTTCTATAACAAGTTCAGCATGAATGGAGCAAGCAATGTATTCGTAGCAGAGTACTGTTCTCGCCCACCAATGGCTAAGATATTTTATGAAGATGTATTAATGGCGGCAGTATACTTTGGCTACCCAATCCTAATCGAGAACAACAAATACGGTATAGCTCGTTATTTTGAGGAGAGAGGGTATTTGGAGTATCTGCTTGACCGCCCCGAGCATTTAGGCGGTGGTGCATCAAAATCAAAGACAAAAGGTATACCATCTACCTCAGCAGAGGTAATACAGGCTCATGCAATGGCTATTGAGGCTTATATACATAATAGTGTAGGTGAGAACATAGACACGGGACAGATGGGTAGAATGTATCTACAAGACACCTTGGAGGATTGGATTGGATTCCGTATAGATAATCGTACCAAGTATGATTTAACTATATCTAGTGGACTCTGTTTATTAGCCGCTCAGATTAAGCCAAAGGTTACAAAACAAGCAGACTTTACTAATAAGACATTCTTTAGACGATACAACCCAAACGCTTAGGGATTTTTTCTTATCTTTGCACAATAGTTAATCAAGAGCGAAACGCACTACGATGAAGAAGAATTACGGAAATTTCCCTGACCCTACCGCAAAGTCTAACGAGAAACTCTCTCAAGGATACGGTAAGGCATACGCAAAAGCCATCCTAGGTCAATGGGGTGGAACAGAGTCAACATCATCTTTGTATCAAAAAAGAATGAAGGAGTTTGAAAGAGCTAGAGATTACGCTCAAGGAACTCAATCTACTCAGATATATAAGCAGATACTAAACAGCTTAGATGGCACAGGTGGTGGCGGTACGCTACTTAATCTAGATTGGACTCCTGTACCTATTGTTCCCAAGTTCGTAAAAATCGTAGTAAACAAAATACTATCACAAAAACCTTATCCTAACCTAGAGGCTATTGACCCTATCTCACGTGGTGAGAAGGAGAACAAGAAGGCTCGTGTCAAAGCTGCTATCGAGAACAAAGAGTTCTTGAGAGAGATGCGTGACCTAGGAGCACAGGTTACAGATGATATCGACAACCTACCTGATACGCAGGAAGAGGCAGAGATATTCATGGATACCAATATCAAGATTGCTGCTGAGATTGCTGCACAGGTTGCATGTAACTTAACACTCGAGTGGAATGACTTTAACGATAGCACGTTCCGTAGAGCCGTAGAAGACTTAGTAGTCTGTGGTATGGCTGCAATAAAACGTGAGAACGACCCTAATCATGGTATAGTTGAGCGTTACGTTGACCCTAGTCACTTGATACATTCTTATTCTGAAGACCCATTCCTTAAGGACTTGGTTTACGCAGGAGAGATTCGCATCATGACAATCATGGAGCTAAAGAGAATTGCAGGAAACAGCGTCTCTGAAGAGCAATGGCAGATGATAGGTCAAGGAGTAAAGAATAAGTTTGGTAACGACAGCTCTAAGGTAGCTAGAAATTACTACGACCAACGTACAGGGCGTCAGTCTTATGGATATGACGAATACACAGTAAACGTATTAGACTTTGAATACATCGGTCTAGACGAAATGGTATACGAAGAGAAGATGTCTAAGTACGGAAACATGGGCTTCTACTTCAAAGGCGAAGAGTACAAGATGCCTACGCAGTCTGTATACGACAGAAATCCTGTATACATGAAGAACATGTGTTTATACGGTGGCCTATATATAGATGGTACAGACGTACTACTTAACTACGGCAAAAAGCACAACCAACCTCGTAACATACATGACCTAAGCAGAACTACTCTGTCTTACTCTATTGTGGCTACTAACCTACGTCGCATGATGCCTAAGTCTATGGTGACTAGCATTATCGGTTTCGCTGACCAATTACAGATTACACACCTAAAGATTCAGCAGTCTATCGCTAAGGCTAAGCCTGATGGAATTATGATTGACATCGAAGGTTTGGACAATGTACAGCTTGGAGCGGGCGGCGAGTTATCTCCGTTGGATATCCAAGATATCTACGAGCAAACAGGTGTTATGTATTACCGCTCTAAAAACCCTGAAGGAGGATTCGCAAACCCACCTATCAGAGAGATAAACAATACTATACGTAACGTGAACGAATTGATTGGCTTATACAATCACTACTTAAGAATGATTCGTGACGCAACGGGTGTAAATGAGGCTGTTGATGGCTCTACACCTAAGTCTGACTCGCTAGTTGGCGTACGTCAGCAGCAGATAGCTTCAGCTAACAACGCACTATATGATATCACCCATGCTTCTTTAGTTCTATATAAGAGAGTATGTGAGGATGTAATCAAGTGTCTACAGATACTTCCAAAGGATTCCGTATTATTCGGCACTTACAAGAAAGCTGTAGGCAAGCACGCTATGCAAACTATCAAGGAGTTCGAAAAACTACCTATGTTTAACTTCGGTGTAACTGTTAGTACAGAGATGGATGAAGGCGACAAGGTATACCTAGAGCAAAACATACAACAAGCATTAGCGCAGAAAGAGATTGACATTGAGGATGCTATCGCTATCCGTCGTTTAAAGGATGTTGACCAAGCAGAGCGTCTACTCATAGTGCGTAGAGGCAAGCGCATCAAGCGTCAGCAGCAGCAGGCTCAACAAAATGCACAAATGCAAGGACAGTCAGCAGCTCAGGCGTCACAGGCTAAAGCACAAGCCGATATGCAAACGGCTCAAGCTCAGGCTCAGCTAGACATGCAGGCAGAGCAAATGAAAGCTCAGTTGGAAATGCAGCGCATGCAAATGGAGTATCAGTTCAAGTTGGAGCTAGAGAAACTTAAAGGAGCTAACGCTAAAGATGTAGCGGGAGCAAGTGCAGAGATGAAGAAAGCTGTTTCAGAGGCTCAAGAAGACCGTAAGGATTCTCGTGTTAAAAAACAATCTGTAGAGCAATCTAAGTTAATCTCTCAGCGCAAAGGCGAAAGAGGTGAACTGCCCGAAGGAGAGGAAGACAGTTTCCTTGACTCAATGATGAAATAATAAACAATATATAAAATGGCAGCAAGAAAAACAAATCTCACCAACACAGGTGATTTCCAAAACGCAGCGTTTGGACAAAACGGATTTAGAGTAATCAACTCAGCAACGGTTCAACCCGCGGGTGAGGAGTATGTATGTATATACTGTATAGCAGTGGCGACAGGTGTAACTACCACAACTACTGCAGGCGATGCTTTAGCAGGTGTTGACCTTCAGGCAGGTATGGTTCTTTACGGAGACTTTACTACAATTACTGTAGCTACGGGTAATGTTATAGCATACATCCGCTAGTCATGCTCGGTTTACCAAACATACTAACGAACATTAACAAAGAGGTTAACCAAGGGAACTTCGTTACATTGATTCTAGAAGAAGACAGTGACGGTATCCTTATGGAAAACGGATTCAATCTCATACGAGAAGGTCTACTCTAATTAAATAATAAACACAAAAATGGCAAACGTAAAAATATCAGAACTAACCGTACTAGGTGATGTTGCGAGTGAGTCGATTCTCATACCCGTAGTAGACACCACTGACCTTACACAGGCTAACTCGGGTTCTACAAAAAGAATGACAGGTGCAGACCTTACCGCTCTAGTAGCTGACGACACCCAAGGATACTTAGGGCTGTTGACTGCTTTTTATTTTAGTGGCACTGCTACTTCTCATGAAATTGAAATTGCTGACGTAGATGTATGGCAGGACGTTATAATGACGATTCACCCTTCGGGAACTTCGGATGAGAGACCAACAGCAATGAAGGCGGCTAAGGCTACGGGCTACGAGGGAGACGGTTCTGACGGAAACCCTATTAAGTTTCTATTGGAAGGACTAGGCATTAAAGGCTCTGCTACACTTAGAGCGTCTTTATCTTTCATTCCCGACGAAGATGGAGGAAGATTGGATTCAAGGATATTCTTGGAGAGACACTCTGCAGCTAGCCCTTCGGAAGATTTTCCTATTCCTGCTGCAGGTTTGGCCATGGAGTCGGGTGCTGATGAAGACTATCCTCACCTTGTTGATATACAGTTCTTTATCGGAGATACTATCAACACCAACGGCGTTAATGACGCAGGTAAACTTAGATTTCAGATTAAGTCTGATGTCACGGGTACAGTTAACATGAGAGAAATGGCTCTATTTATACAAGCATAAAATAAAACTAAACAATGGCAAACAAGGTAAAAATATATTCAACGCTTAAATCGGGAAAGGTTTCTTTCGATGGCGCTAGAGTAAACAATAAAGAAATAGGTTCTCTATCTGTAGAAGCGCATCCTACGTTATCCAATAGAATCCGTATCAAGTCCCTCGTTCAATTCAAGAGAGGAAGCGAAACAGAGTACAGAGTATTCTTTGGTAAGCTAAACATAAACCGTATTCAGAATGAAGCGGGACAAGATTTAGTTGCTGACCTAGGAATGGACAGAGCTGCTGTTATCTCTTACATAGAGACTCAGATTACTAAGCCTATCGTAACGGAATACTTCGAGTACAATCCAATTACTGATAGATTAGAGGCTAATAAGAACATCGAGGTTAAGAAGCATGGTTTCTTTATCGGTGGTAAGTATAAGATGGCTTCAGGTAACTCTAACCTTTACTACGAAGATTTAGCTACGGGCGGAAACTCTTATCCTGTAATGGGTGAAGTGTTAGACCAATCTGTTGCAGCTAATCAAGTCGCAGGCGCAGGAGCTACAACTCCTAAGATGAGAGTCTTCGGTGACTATCAGGTTATACCATTAGGTGGTTCTCCTGTAGACAACACAGCTATCGATTATGATGGAAACAACTTCTTCCCTTTCAATATCAGTGGTGTAGGTATCACTGTTAGAATAGCTGAGGCAGTAAGTGCTACGCAGCAATTGAAATATGAGATTATTGTTGATGGTATCTCAGTATACATACAATACTTACCCAAGCAAGCCTTAGCGGTAAACGAAGACCTTACGTGGTACTTTGACCACCCGCTAGATATCGAGGCAGGTACAACTCTACGTGCTACCATATACAAGGTATCTACTGTAAACAACCAAGAAGTTAATGACGGTATACTACAAGTTTGTGAAGGTGATGCTACACCAACTAGATATCAGACTTCTGTATTGAACAGATTCTTTGAAGATAAGGATTTAGAGTTAATCTCTCCTTACCTTAAATTACAAGCTATGGACTTTAGTGCTGACGCTACGGGGTCAAGCATCATAATGAAAGACCTTACATTAACTGCAGGAGCTCAAGTATTGACTCACCACGCTATTAATGAGTTGCAAGCTGTTGCTAATGGCTCGACCATTCAGATAAAGATAAAAGACGGAGCTAAGATTCTTGTGGACTCTTTACCTGTAGGTGGTGCTAGTATCAATGGAGTTCTTGTTAATTCTGTTCTGAACACGGCAGTAAGTGCTTTAAACACTTTGTTTACCAATGCTGCTTCTTTCAATAGCACAGGAAACCCTGTAACTAACTTTGTTTTATCGGGAGATGATTTAACTATCACCCTAGCTGACGGAACTAGTTTTACTAGCGATGTTACCACACTAGGTGTTGATACTGATAAGTTTGTAACTAGTGGAGCTGTTAGTGGTTCAGACTTGATTCTAACACTTGATGACGGAACTACAGTTACTATAGATGCTACCAACTTAGTTAGTGGTTCTACCTTGTCAGCTACAAATGACAGATGGTATATATCGTACGGTACTAATGCTAACCAAGAGGTTGGAGTTACTACTATGACAAGTGCTGTCAACCTTCAAGGGCCGTACTACTTTGGACAGTCCCTTCTGAGAGGTTCTGAGTTTAAGTTTAATATTAACTCAGGTAATCAATTAAGATTGGGTATATGGGATGGCCCTGAAGAAGCTACAGCTTACAACGGCTCTCCTGCAATGAGTGACGCGTCCAATTGGGGCACAGTATTTAGCTACGCTAATGGTACTCAGAAGTTTACTGATTCTAGCAATACTGACATAAGTACCTACCACACAGGTGGTTATACTGTTACAAACGGTGCTGCCATGTCTATAAGATTCGGAGATGACGGACACTTAACTTTGCTTGACATAAGTGGAGCTACAGAGGTGATAGTAGGTAAGACTACAATTGCTTTAGGAGTTTCTTCGTTTAACTTGCAGTTCGGTGGGTTTAATAACTCTGCATTTCCTAATGGGATTATAAGCACTGTAGATTGGACTATCGTTCATGACTTCGCGGGAACTGAGGCGGGTATCGTTAACGGTATCCTAGACCACACTGTACTGAAGAGCAACGTCTCAATTGAGATAGGAGAGAAGATAATGTTTATGTTAGACGAGGTTGGTCAAGGCGACTACTTCGGAACTAACTACAGTGCTGCAGCTACAGGCGTTTCAACAGCAGAGGAGCAGCTTGATAACGAATTTTCTTATGCAACTAATGAGGCTCTTGATTTTGAATTTGATGGAGTTTCAGATTGGAATGTAAACACTAACGCTACGTACTATTTCGATAATGGTGCAGGTATAGTAGGATACAGAAAAGGTGGAGCATCAACTGTTCAAGGTATGTTCTCATTGAGATTCACTGCCGACGGAGAGTTAACTATCTACTCTGAAGATAACCAAGAACTAGTAGCTACAGCTAAGGCTAACCCAACTGTAGGCTCTAGTGTTAGTCTATACTTCGGTGTTAGAGGCAACAGAGCTTACTATTCTATTCCTGTAGTCTCTAAGCAGACCATAGGACAAGGGTCGCAGCCTAGCGCTAACTTTGCTCCAACTGTTGCTAACCAAACAGCTTCTGTAAGAGAGGGTCAATCACTGAACTTCCAAGTAGTATCTAGTGACAACATTGTTAATCAGTTTGTTGAATTAGACGCACCTAGTTGGATGACGATGAATCAGACTACGGGTGTCCTTAGTGGTGTAGCTCCTGCTTTCGTAGGCGGTGCTGCTGACACTATAGTTGTTAACTGTAAGGCAGGGAACGCGATAGGCGGTTCTACCACTTTCTCAGTAACGGTAACTGTAACGTCTTACGCTTCCACTAACACTAAGTCTCTCAAGTTCCTTAACAATTCTAGCGCTTACCTAAATGGTAATGCTACAAATGTAACGGCTTTACAAAGAGCGGCTAACGGAGCAGGTGCTTCTGATGCTTGGTCTGTATCTTTATGGATTAAGCCTTCTACTAGCACAGCAGTTCAGACTCTCTTTTACTATGGTGGAGATGATTTAGTTAATGAAGGTAGAATTGAATTACAGCAATTTAGTGGTAATAACATACTACTTAGATACGGTAACAATGCAGGTAACTTAAACTTTATCGGTGTGGGTACTTTCCCTACTAACGCTTGGAATCACGTCTTGATTACTTACAGTGGTGCTGACACTCTTACCGCAGCAGGTGGAGCTAGTGCTTTCCAAATGTACATTAATGGTGCTAACGGAGTTAGTCAGATTCAAGCTACAGGTGGTGGATACAGTGGTACTATTGTATCAGACAAATTCAGAATCGGTAGACTTGATGGCGGTACAACTAATCAGTATCTCTTAGATGGTATCGTAAACCAAGTAGCTATATTTGAAACAGATGAAAGCGCTAACTTAGCGACTATCTACAATAGTGGTGCAACTCAAGACTTGAGTGGATTAGCTTCAGCTCCTGTGCACTACTACGAAATAGAGGACTCTGAAACTACAGTAACTGACTTGATAGGAAGTGCTGACCTAGTTGGCTTCAACTTCACGGCGTCAGAATTGGTAACAGACACACCATAATAAAAACTATCATAGGGGGGAGGCATTCGCTTCCCCTCTTAAAATTTAAATACGTATCTTTGCAACATGGGACTTAAAGCGAACTTAGACATAGCACAGAGGTTGGATATCACCTGTCGAAAAGGAGATACCTTCGAGCTAATCATTACTATTACAGACTCCGCAGGCGCGGCACTAGACCTTTCTGCTTATGCGGATTTCGAGATTGATGTACGCCCAACGGATGACGATAATGGAACTCCTATACTTAGTTTTCTTTTCGCTGATTTCACTGCTACTAACGCAGGTGTTTTAACAGCTACTAAATCTTACACGGCAATGGAAGCTGTAGAGGCAGGTACGTTTGTTTACGACCTACAAGCTACCGATGGTGGTTCAACTCGTACGACTTGGTTCTATGGATTATTTACAATTATTGACGACGTAACATTATCTTAAGGTGGCTATAACAGCTAACATCACAGTACCTAGCAAGGGCAACTCCGTAACGGCTACTCAGAATACTCAAAGTGTATCTGTGCAGCAGAACGCCCCTAATCAAGTATCTGTTCTAGACCGTCAGTCTATTGCAGGAATACAGGGTGCTGCTGACAAGCACAAAACACTAGCACTTAACATAAACGCTTGGACTTCTGTGGGAAATGAACATGAGGTAACTCTAGTACATGGATTGAATAAAAAACCTGCAGTTACTTGTGTTGACTCCTTTAATCAAGTGCTTCAGCCCGAAGTGACATACATTGACGATAATACAGTCAAATTAATAGTCCGTGCGCAATTCTCAGGCAAGATACACTTTAACTAATTTTTCCTATCTTTGCATCTAGTTATAACTAATACTATTTGCAAATGAAATTTTTAAACAACTTAGACCTTCAGAGCAATGAGTTACAGAATGCTGTAATTCAAAACTATGCGGGTAATCCTGACGGTACGCTGACAGGAACTGAGGGGCAGATTGTATACTCCACTACCGTTGATGCTATATTCATCAATACGGACTCATCTACAGCATGGGACAGACTAGCGACAGGCTCGAGCGCTGTTGCCTCTGTAACCGCAGGTGATTCTTCTATTACAATTGGAGGTACAACAACAAACCCTACAGTCGCTCACGCTGACACATCGAGTGTTGGTAATCTTACTGCTACCGCTCGTACATACGTAGACGGTATAACTTTTGACACATACGGACACATTACTGCTATCAGTACATCTGCCGAAACTGTTACAAACAGCAATACTACTTATAGTATATCTGCTGTAGATGATGGCGCTGATGCTATTATTCGCTTGACAGATTCAGGAGCAGGAACTGATGACATAACACTTGTCGCAGGTTCAAACGTAACTATTACTCCTTCAGGAGATGATATTACAATTGCTTCTGCTAACGATAATGATAACGACTTTGTAGATTCTGCTTCTTGGGCTTCAGGTACAGGTGTATTAACACTTAGTGTTGGTTCTCAGTCTGACGTTACTGTTGATTTAGATGGACGCTACTTAGAGTCTCAATCTGATGATTTCGGTTCTATTGCTGTTTCAGGACAGACTACTGTTGACGCTTCTAGTGCAGGTGATACTGTAACTTTCGCAGGTGCAGGTGGTATGACTATCACTACAGGTACTGACTTAGTTACATTTACTTCTGCTAACGACAACGATATAGACTACATTAACGGTGCTTCTTTTGCTAGTGGTACTCTTACCTTAACAGGTGTAGGTAACGCAGGGACTTCTGTTTCTTTAGATGGACGCTACTTACAGTCTTACTCTGAGACGGACACCTTAGACGACGTTACAGGACGTGGAGCTACTACTACTAATGCTGTTACCGTTGGTGACCTTACTGTAAACGGTGACTTGACTGTTTCAGGTGCACACATCGTAACTCTTGCTGAAGAGGTTCGTGTAGAGGACAGCTTGTTTGTTCTTAATCATGGATTCACGGGAACTCCTGCTGAGGATGCAGGTATTTTGGTTGAGCGTGGCTCTGCTACAAACGTAGCAATGATTTGGGACGAGTCTGCTGACGAGTTTGTATTCGGTACAACTGCTGAAGCAGGTGCGGATAACGTACTAACCTTATCAGGTACTGCTGCAGTTCGCACAGGTGCTCTTGAGGTTGACGGAACTCTTAAATTGGATTCTGTTGTTAACGCAGGTGTTGACACGGATAAATTCCTTGTTCTTGATAGCTCGGGCAACGTAGACTTCCGTACAGGTGCTGAGGTTCGTTCTGATATCGGCGCAGGTACAGGTAGTGGAACAATGGATGACTTCGTCATTACTGATGGTTCTACTTCTACAACTGTTGCAGACGCAGACACAGTAACTCTTACGGGTACAGGTCTAATTTCTGTTGCTAACGTAGGTGGTACATTTACTGTTTCTACTACAGCTAACAACTACTCTCACCCAACTCAGACTGCTATCTCGGTTACAGGTACGGGTGCATCAGTTATTGATAGCGTTACTGTTGACACTTTAGGTCACACTACTGCTGTTACTAAGCGTACTCTTACTCTTGCTAACTTAGGTTACACGGGTGCTACGGATGCGAACAATTACGTTCTTCCGAATGCTACTACTGCTGTAACAGGTGGTGTTGAAATAGCTACAACTACTGAAGCTAGCACGGGTACTTTAGGTAGTAACTATGCTGTTACTCCTGCAGGTGTTAAGAAGTTTGTAGACGATAGAAAGTTCAAGGCATCTATTGGTGACGGAACTGATGTATCTATTGCAGTTACGCACAACTTAGGAACTACTGATGTTATCGTTCAGTTATTCGATGTTTCTTCAGGGGACACTGTTTATGCTGACGTTGTAAGAACTAGCACTAACGTTGTCACAGTTGACTTCGGCGCTGCTCCTGCAACAAATGATGTCCGTATTCTTATCCAAGCGATATAATACAGACTACATAGTCTATAACACGAAGGGGGGTTGCTTGCGCATCCTCCCTTTTTTTTGTATATTTGCAGTATAATTACTGCATATGAAATTTCTAAACAATATAGAGGTTGGGTCTAGTCCTAACTTTACACTTCCTTTGGCCGATGGGTCTTCTAATCAGATTCTACAAACGAACGGGTCAGGAACTGTATCGTGGATTGATATACCTGCAGGAACGACAGACACAAACGATTTCGTAAGTGCTGCTGCGTTCAATACCTCTACGGGTGTTATTTCATTGACAGTAGACAACCAAACTACTGTAACGGTAGATATTGATGGTAGGTATCTTACTTCGGAGACTCACAGTTCTCAGGGATACCTTACAGACACAGGCTCAGCAATCACAAACGTTCTAGCAAACTACAACGCGGCAGACACAATAGGTTGGGCAAACGAGTCTAATACCTTGAACTCAACCAACTTCAGGCTAATGTCTGATGGCTCGCAACTATCTTTAGCTAATGACGATTGGGCGAACAGAAACACAGGCGGTGTATCTCCTAAATACTTTGTGCACATCGCTCCCGACGGAGCAGGCTCACCACGTTCTTCTGTATTAAATGACGCAGATGAGTTCTTTAGTGCTAAGATTGCACAGGACAATCTATACATGGCTATAAGAAATGCAAACAACCTAGCAGGAGACGAGGTTGGATTGATGTTCCGTTCAGACAATGACGACTCTACAATTAGAATAAAAGGTATTGCGGGTTCTGACTCGACTATTGATGAAACATTTAGAATAGAGTCTGTAAACTCTTCATCAAACAGACACAGACTACATATAGTTAATTACGGTGACCAACATTTCAGACTAGCTCAGTCGAGCGCCGACCAACCGTTTATGTTCTACTTTGGTGACGGTACAGCTATGGGAAACTCTACTAACCCATTTACAACACTTGGCGTTAGAATAGATGCTAGCGCAATAGCTGTTGATGGTACAAACAATCCTAGTACACCTAACTATCGATTCCTAGATGATGGAGATACAGGTATGTTCCTAGCCTCTACGGGTGTTACAGCATTCTCTAGTGGTGGAACTCAAGTTATGAGTATCCCTACAGGCACAGGTACTAACGGTCAAGTTCTTACAACAAACGGCTCAGGTACAGCTTCTTGGACTACGGTTTCGAGCGGTGGTGGATTAGTTACTAGTCTTACTACTACGGGTACTTCAGGCGTGGCCTCGCTAAGTGGTGGTGGTGTTCTAAACATTCCTAATTACGCAGATACAGATACAACATACAGCAACGGAGCGGGTCTAGATATAACAGGCACTACATTCAGCGTGTCTACAGACCTTAGAACAGATGTAGATTACATAGGTTTTAACTCAGACAACTATATAGACATGTCTGCAGCTAACGTATTGAAGTTTATTGTAACAGGTAGTGAAGCATTCAGAATAGATACTAGTGGTAACATTCATGCAGCAAACGACGTTGTTGCATTCTCTACTACAATATCTGATGCTAGACTAAAAGAAGACATAGAGACCATTGAGAGCGCTTCTAAGAAGGTTTCTCAGCTTAGAGGCGTGGAATACACTTGGAAAAAAGGAGGCCGTAAGGGGCAGCGTGAGATAGGTCTAATCGCACAAGAGGTTGAAGAGGTAATCCCTAGCATTGTTAGAGAGCACCAATTACCATTGGTTGAAGGACTAGATGACGCTTCTGCATCTTACAAAACGGTAGACTACGAGAAAATAGTAGCACTTCTTATAGAATCAAACAAAGAACAGCAAGATATCATATCTCAACTAGAGGAGCGTATTATCGATATTGAAAATAGACTGTAATGGCTTTACAATCATCAGGACAAATAAAAATTAGCGATATACTAAGTGAAGCGGGTCTGTCTACTACTTTGGCTGATGCCTCATTGGGAGACTTAGAAAATCAAGCTCTATTTACTATAAATACAGGGAACTCACCGAGCAATTACCCCGACGGTTCAGCTCCTGCTTCAATCAGCGAGTGGTACAGTTATGACCATAATCTAAGCGCCTACACTAATACTCACTACTACGAAATAGATAGAGGACAGGCGTTAAAGTCAACGACTACAAGTTCTCCGTTTAATCTTAGTGGCTCTCAAGACCTAAGCATTTCATTGTGGGTCAGCAAAGGCGCAACTGTTAATAATGAGGTTATTTGGGATATGGCGAACAGCACTAGTACTGCTAATAGATTCTTCATTCAGTATAGTTATAGTCTCAATAGATTCGTAATAAGACACAGAACAAGTAGTGTTAACTATGACCGTCAGTTCGCCTTGCATGATAATAACTCATCTATTGGGTGTGGGACTAGCTCAGGGACAAAGTGGAGCAACACGAACAAAGGTAACGTAAACGCTCAAGGAGCATGCCTAATAACTGTAACGTATGATGCATCTGAATCGAACGCGACCAATGGTATTAAACTATATTGGAACGCTACAGAGGTAACAACTCAAGCAGCAGCAAACTCGGGAAGCAGGTCTACAAGCGCTGTTAATCAATTTACCCTAGGTAACAATAACCACAACCCAACAACAACAGCGGGTGGGTTTAACGGTACTTTTGACGAAGTAAAAATATACAGCTCCGTACTCACCCCTGCTCAGGTTTCCACCATATATAACTCAGGCGACCCTGTGAATGCAGATAACTCATACTCCACTAATTTAATCACAGAATTTGACTTTGACGGAAACGTGAGAGATTCGGCAGGTGATTTTGAAACTACAGCAAACAACACGGGGACTAGGGCAAGCTACTAACTTGTTTTTCACATATACCTTCGGTATATTAGTATCATAACATTTTATTTCATTTTACCATGAGTGCAAAAAAACTAACAAAGAAAGAACTCGAGAAGCTAACGACAGCATTATCGGAATTACGCGGAGCTGAGAGTCAGTTCGCGCACGCATCGAAAAACCTTAAACGAGTAGAAGAAGCTGTAGATATGGCTTGGACTGCTATTCAAGGGTTCGAAGGAGACTTAACTGCCTTACAATCATCAATGATGGAGAAGTATGGTAACGTAAACATTGACATTCAAACAGGTGAGTTCGTAGAGCCATCTGAAGAAAATTAGATTCGTGTAGGTTTTTATATGTTGTTGAAGTTGTGGTTTTCCACACGAATCATAAAGGAGGGCTTCGGCTCTCCTTTTCTTTTATATAGTATTTTTGTGTATCTTTGCATCTATGGATAACCGCATAAAGAACTTACTCAAGAAACACAGGCTTGCAGGAGTCAATAAAGCTAAGCGTACGCCTAAGCATCCTAAGAAGTCACACATTGTTTTGGCTAAGGAGGGTACTACTGTAAAGCTAATTCGTTTCGGTGAGCAAGGTGCATCCACAGCAGGCAAACCTAAAGCAGGCGAGTCTGACCGTATGAAAAAGAAACGTGCTTCATTTAAAGCTCGTCATCAAAGAAATATAAAAAAGGGTAAGCTCTCTGCGGCTTATTGGGCAAATAAAGTAAAATGGTAATTGATTCTGTATTCTCAGTTATAACAGCCTTGGTTGTTGGTATAACGTCTACAAAGGCGTTTGACTACTATTGGAAAGTCTATAAGGCTAAATCTGATACAGGTGCTAACGGAGCTCTAGTAGCTAAAGACGAGACTATACAATTACTACGCACACAACAAGACAGCTTACTAAAGGATTTGGAAGAATTAAGAGATATATATGTTGACCTCAAAATGGAGGTAGCTACATTGCGCTCTGAGAACAAAGCAATGCAAACCAAGTTAGTAGACCTAGAGAAAGCTAACTTCGAATTGAAAACAGTAAACGAAATACTAAAAAGAAAGTAAAATGAAACTAAAGAAGAAAAGCGCGAAAGGCAAAAAAGCAATGGTCGCTACTATCAGAAAGTATAACGAAGGTGGAAAGACAAAGAAGCAAGCAAAAACAACAGAGGCAGCGCAGGATGACAAAGCTAGACGTGTTGAAGAAGGCTCTGTAATTCGCAAAAAGGATTATGACTTATCTACCACGTCAGGTCAAGAGGCATTCCTAAAAGACCAAGCTGCAGCTAGAGCTAACCGTCGTCAACAAAAAGCCGACCAATTAGACGCTACTAGAGCGGCCAATGCTACAGGTAATACTGAAGTTAAAAAGGAGACTAAAAAGGACAACAGAGAAACTAACCAAGACCGCGCTGACCGAACTATTGAGGACGCTAAGAAAGTATCCGAAGCAGACAAGAAAAAAGATACAGAGAATACTACGTTTGTAGTCGGTAATGGCGGAATCAAAGTAAAGAAGTCGACCACTACTAAAAAAGCGCAAACTACAGGCGAAAAAGCTAAGGCGATAAAGGAAAAGAAAAAGAAGGCAATCGTTACAGGGAACAGAACTAAGAAAAAAGACTTGCTCAATGGCTAGTAGGTCTGCATTGTTCTATAGAGCTAACAAGAAGGCAAGAGACAAGAAGAAGAAGTACGACAAAGCGTACAACGGATTGAATCTCGCTAAGATAGCTAGTCGTATGCGTGCTCGCCGTAAACTCCAAAAGGGTGGACGAGTAAAGCCTAACGATGGTATGGATGTAGACCACATTGACGGTAACCCAATGAACAACTCTCCTAGCAACCTTCGTGTTGTTAAGAAGTCTACTAACAGGGCCAAAAAGTAATGGCTAAGAAGTTTAAGGCACATATGATGTATAAGGGTAAGGAGTCTGTCATGGCTAAGACTATGGCTGACCACTTACGTTTAAAGAAGCAAGGCTACGGGCACACAGCTCCTAAGTATGCTGAAGGCGGAATCATGCCTAACGTCAAGCCTGACAACAGAGAAGACTTAATAGTTAGATATAGTAAAGGTGGGAAAGCTAAGAGTACTGTTAATTCAGCAGGTAATTATACTAAGCCTACTATGCGTAAGCGTTTGTTCAATCGCATCAAAGCAGGGACTAAGGGCGGAAGAGCAGGACAATGGTCAGCTCGCAAGGCGCAACTCCTCGCAAAGCTATACAAGAAAAACGGAGGAGGATACCGATGAGTCTAAGTAAATCACAAAAGAGTCTAAAGAAGTGGACTGCACAGAAGTGGAGAACCTCTAGCGGTAAGAAGTCTAACGGTAAGCGTAGGTATCTACCCGAGGCTGCTTGGAACGCTCTTACAGCAGCTCAGAAGGCCGCTACGAACAGAGCGAAGGCAAAGGGTGATGGAAAAGGCAAACAGCATGTCAAACAACCTCGCAAGATTGCTGCCTTAGTTAGAAGATTTAGAAAATAAAAAAAGCCCTGCATTTCGCGGGGCTCTTTCTTTTAACGATAACGCGGGAACTCTTTCCCAACATCAAAACAAGGGCAAGACTTACTGCTTACCTCATTGTGTCCTATTACTTCAATCCCACCGAACACAACATCTAGAGATGCTATTAGTTTCTGCATGGCTTGCATTTGATTGGAAGTCCTAGTGTCTTTTGGTATTCTGTGGTCTGCATCCATTCCGCCTACGTAGACTACTCCGATGCTACCTTGATTGTGTCCTTTTGCGTGAGCTCCAATCTTATCTAGTGGTCGGCCCGCTTCGATAGTTCCGTCAATCTTAATCAAGTAATGATATCCGATGTCTGACCATCCTTTTGCTTTATGCCAAGCTCTAATGTCCTCTACATCATGTTCACGTCCCTCGGGAGTGTAAGTTGTATGTAGTACTACTTTTCTTATTGGCCTCATATTCTGTTACCTTTTAAGTGGTGGCGGATTGCATAGTTGGTTGCTTTCCTGCGTTCTTTGTACTCTTCGAATGTTTCGCCTTCGAGTCTTGCGTTGCTCATAGTAGCATAACGTTGCTCTAGAGTTTCTTTGTCTGTTTCTTTCATTCTTCAGTCCAAATTAAAAATTGGTATCCTACCTGACCTTCAGGGCTTATCTCGTGTATTGCTACCGTATCGTATGCTTCGTTAGTCATGTATATTGCATTCCATCCTTCTTCTACCTCTGTCCAAATAGAATCTGCATCCATTCCAAACTCGTTAAGCATTCTAGCTTGACCTTCAGTAACGTCGTGTGCCCAAATGTTGAATACAGTTTCCCATACAGAGTCTGTAGTTAATACGCACGCATCGTCTAACGATATACTATTCTTTATATCACCTTTACTCTCAATAAAACAAATACAGATTAGAAATGTAATAATACTTAATAAACGTAACATAGTATATAATAATAGATTAGTAACAAATATAATATAAGGAAACATCTTGTATTATGCAAGTAGGTCTTGTATATTTATTAAATAATAATTACTATCTTTGCAGATATAAACAATTTAATTTACTATGGCTAACGAATTTGAAAACTTGGCTGAATCACTAGGAATCAACTTAAGCAGCACTCCACCGAGTGAAGCATTAAACGAAGAGCCTACTGAGTCGCCAATAGCGGAAGCAACAGAAGAAGTGGTAGAGTCTACCGAAGAGCAACCTACTGAGGAGGCTGTTGAACAGACTGAAGTTCTTAACAATGATGAAACACAATCTACGGAAGTAGAGGATACGACAGAAGAGTCTGTTGATAATCCTGAATTGGATGCAGAGGTTGATGCAATCGAAGCTGAAGAGGAAACTACAGAAGAAGATAACATCTCTGACGAGGAGTACGAGGTTATGTTAGTACAGGCAGTGGGCGAAATGCTCGGCTTAGAAGGCGTAGACAAGGAGCAATTGTTAGAGAGACTAAATACAGAGCAGACACCTGCACCTGTAGAACTTGACCCTGCTGTCAAGGTTATTGCTGACTTCGTCGCTGAGACGGGTCGTAGTGTTGAAGAGTGGTTCGCTTATCAAAGCCTCAACCCATCTGAAATGGATGACGTGAGCGTGATGAGAAACAACTTACAACGTCAATACCCTGACTTGTCTAATGAAGACGCTGACTTGTTACTTGAAAATAAGTATAAGTTAGATACAGATTTAAACACAGAGCAAGACGCCCGTTTGGGTTCTCTACAGTTGAGGATGGATGCGCAGAATGCTCGGAAAGAGCTCGAGTCTGTACGTTCTAATTACTTAGCTCCCGTAGCTAAAGCAGAACCTGCACAAGCTCCTGTTCAAGAAGAGATTGAATCACCTATAACCTCTGAGTGGATTTCCGCCATGAGTAATGTAGCTGATGATATGGAAGCACTAGAATTTAATGTAGGTAAAGACCAATCATTTGCTTTCGGTATCTCAGACACTTACAAGGCTGAATTGAAACAAAGTAACGCTAAGATGGACGAGTACTTCGACCAATACGTTAGTGACGCAGGAGATTGGGACTTTGAGAAATTAAACGTTCACCGTACTATACTCGACAATATCGAGAACATTGTAGATGCTGCATTCAAACAAGGTTTGAGCCAAGGCACTTCGAATGTGGTAAAACAGGCAGTGAACCCGAGTGATGTTAATCCATCTAGCTCAAGTGCACCAAGCTCAGCTTCATCTGAGGATAAAGTGAGACAACAGATTTTAAACGCCTTGCAGGGTGGCGACGATACTCTGCGAATGAAATTTTAATGTTAACTAGCTAAAACTAAAACAAAATGGCTTTTAATTCTCCGAGCGACTTTAACCCCGCTCTTATTAAGAACTTGGATATGTCCAAGTACGTTGACCTCGGTTCTTACATCAACGAGGTAAACAAAGAAGACAACCGTGAGGCTTTAATCAAGACTTATGGAAAGCAAGGTATCACAGGATTCCTTTCTATGGTAGGTGCTGTAAAAGCTCAAGCTGTTGCTGACGAAGTAACATATTGGGAAGAAGCACGTCTACATCAATTGCAAGTTGGTACTGCATCTGCAGGACTTACTGTAACTGCTGCTAACGCTGCTGCTATCGTAGTTCGTGAGAGCGACGTAGTATTGAGCGGTTCTGACCGTTTCTTTGTATCTGACATCACTGCATTGGTTATCACTTTGGTAGCTCTTGATGGTTCTGCTGTCTTGGCTAATGGTGCTGTTTCTTTATCGGTTATCGGTAACTTGTATGCTCAAGGTTCTGACCAACCAAATGGTGGTTTCGAAGCTAACGTTGTTAAGCGTACGAACCCGTTCATGATTATGAAAGAGGCTTACAAAGTAAGTGGTTCTCAGGCTACCAACATCGGTTGGATTAACTTGGGTAACGGTGACTACCGTTGGTACATGAAAGGTGAAGCTGATACACGTCAGCGTTTCATGGACAAGCGTGAGATGATGTTATTGTTAGGCGAGAAAACTTCTGCTGTTACAGGTGTTAGCGGTTCTGAAGGTTACTTCGCTGCTATCGAAGACCGTGGAATCGTTGCTTCAGGTACTGATGCTGATTTCGCTTCTTTGGCTGACGTTGATGCTATCATCGTTGAGTTGGACAAGCAAGGTGGTGCTGCTGAGTACGCTATGTACGTTGACCGCTCTACTGACTTAGCTCTTGACGATATGATTGCAGGTGGTGGTGCTTCTTTGAGCGCAGCTACTAGTGGTGTTGCAGGACAGTTCGGTGCATTTAACAATGACAAGGACATGGCTGTAGAATTAGGATTCCGTACATTCGGACGTGGTGGGTATACTTTCCACAAGCATGACTTCAAACTGTTGAACGACCCTACTCTATTGAGTGGTGCTGACTTCGCAGGTGTTATGATTCCTATGGCTAAAGTAGCTGATGCTAAGACAGGCGACAAAGCTCCTGCTCTTGAAATCAATTACAAGGCTACTAACGGATACTCTCGTGAAATGGAGCATTGGATGACAGGTTCTATCTTAGGTGCGTCTAACGCAACTGAGGATAGCGTTCAGTTCAACTACCGTTCTGAGTGTAACCTTATCACTCGTGCCGCTAACCGTCACGTATTGTTGAAGAAGTAATTCTTAACATATATTGAATTGAGAGCCTCTACATTTTGTAGGGGCTTTCTTTTTTATAAAACATTTTGTATATTTGTACTTTAATTATATTTATTTAAATTATGTCTGACACAGTAAAGCGCACTACAAGTGCAAAGAAAAAGCCTGCAGCTCCTGCAGCAGCAAAGAAAGCGGCATCTAAGCGCCCCGCAAAGAAAGCAGCGCCAAAAGCAACAGTATTTACTATCACGAAGGGTGGCGGAATCTATTACAAGATTCGTCAGAAGTCTGTCTTAGTGTTTGATGAAGAAAACGGGTACAACCGTGAGATTCGTTACGCACGTGGAGAGCGTTCTATCTTTGTAGATGAGCAATCAGCTTCAGCTAAGCGTGAGGTTATTGTATTCCGTGATAAAAACTTATTAGTTAATCCTAATCAACCCGAGCTTCTTAGCTACCTACGTCAACACCCCGACAATGTCGCAAACGGTGGACGTGTGTTTAACGAGGTTAACAATCAATCAACAGCAGAGGAAGATGTAGAAAACGAGTTCTTGGTACACGATGCTATCAGCTTGATTCGTTCAGCTTCAATAGATGAGTTAATGCCTATGGTATTGTCTTACGGTATTGATGGAACAATGTCTTCTATGGAGATTAAGAAAGAATTATTGAAGTTTGCTAAAGGAAACCCTAAGAACTTTATGGAGTTGTACGACAGCCCTGTGGTACAGATTAAAGCTGACGTATTAACTGCTATTGACTTCCAAATTCTAGTAGCTAAGGCTGATGGAATGTATTGGGGAGATAACAGCGCATTGATTTGTCCTACTCCTATGGGTCAAAGCTCTGTCGAAGTGTTTACTCGCTTCTTAATGACAGACCGAGGTAACAGCGTACGCGACGAGTTGCAACGTCAGATTGACAGTCTATAGGACTATTTGACATACGATTATATACGGAGGGCTGCACATTGTGCGGCTCTTCTTTTTTTTCGTATATTTGCATTATAATAATACAAGCAAGATGGCTTCAGTTTACGAGGTATATAACATAATCAAGGATTTAACCAATAAGGACGAGCGTGGTATGATTACACCTGCTCAGTTCAACTCCTTTGCTAGTGTAGCACAGACTAAGGTTTTTAATTCTTTATTCGCAGAGTTTCAAGACAACAAACGCTTCGCAGTTCGTAACGTTACGGCAGGACGCGATAAGAATCGAGTCAAGCAACTGCAGGAAGATTTATCTGTATTCTCTAAGTCTGTGACTCTAAGTAGTCCTTCAAACGCTTTAGGCTCGTTTATCAAGCCTGACGACTTAGCGCGTATTATATCTTTAACCACTCAAGGAGATTGGTTCTTAGACCAAACCACTAGTAACAGAATACAAGTAGTATACGATGAGGAGAAAATTGACATGATACTTCAATCATCATTGTCAGTACCCACGGAGGAGAGCCCTGTAGCGCTTGTATCAAGCGATATTCAAGTCTTCCCTACATCTATTCGTAAATTAAAATTACGTTATTACAAGCAGCCTGAAGGCCTCACAGCGGCAGGTGCTAAAACTGCAGCACTTCCTAAGTTTGGATATACTGTTGATTCTAATGGCGTGGAACTAATTGATGTAGCTACAACTATTGACTTCGAATTACCCGACCACTATGTTGCTGACCTCGTAGTAGAAATAGCTAAAATGATTGGCATCAATATGCGTCAAGCAGATGTTTATTCGTATGCTACAGGCGAACAACAAAAAAACCTTAGATAATGGCACGTAATAATGTATCAGTTAGCGAGGTAGTTAATGACTTTCTTCTAACCTTGTCAGAAGACGATTACGTTTCAAACGTAGCAGACTATCACGTACACCAATTAGCTCTTCGCGGTATTCGCGAGATGGGCTTCGATGTAATGAAACGAGTAAAGAGTTTATCCCTTCCTGTCTCAGACAACAACACTGTTGCGTTACCTGATGATTTCGTAGACTTTTTAAGAGTCGGAATCGCAGGCCCGAGCGGAGCTATATCAGTATTAAAAGAAAACAAAAATATAAACATCTCTAGAGAGTATGTATTGGATGCTAGCGGCAACCCTATAGACTCAGACCAAGATGGTGTAAACGACAGAGTAGACTCAACGAAGACTACCGTCACAGGAACTAATAACTTAGACAACTATAGAGACCGCACATATTTATACGAATCATCAGAAGGCCGTAACTACGGTGCAGGTGGTGGAAAAGGAGTAGGCTACTTCCGTATGAACTATGAGCAGAACAGAATCGAACTGAACTCAGAGGTTAATGTATCAGACTTGGTAATCGAGTACATTGCAGATGAGGCTCGTAGTAATAATCCTAGCGTTCATATTTACGCGGAAGAAGCACTACGTCAGTACATATACTACAAGCTAGTACAGCGCAAGTCTAACGTCCCTATGGGCGAGAAGCAAATTGCACGTCAGAACTATTACAACGAACTTAGAATAGCGAAAGCTCGCATGAACTCGTTTAGCAAAGAAGAAGCTCTGAACGTGATTCGCAAGAACTTCCGCCAATCTCCTAAATACTAACACCTATGGGCATCAATACCCTTACACCTCGCTATCTTAACCTAGATAACGATAGCCGCATTGTCGCTCCTCAAGAGATGATAGATGCTTTAAACATACGTGTTTCTGCTAATCAAGACGGCAACCAAGGTGTGATTAAAAATATAAAAGGTAGCACAGCCGCTCCTTATGATGTAACTCCATTCGTAGGCGAGAACCAAGTAGTAGGTACTTACGAACATGAGGGAACTAACAGACTATTTGTTTTTGTATGGAACTCTAACGGAAGTCATTCTATATACAAGATAGGTCAAGGCGAGTCATCGTTTACATTAATTATACGTTCTACTCAATTACTTATGGCTAATAGCCCGTTGCACATAGATGCAATGATGGTTAGTGGTAAGTTATTTTTATACTTTACAGATGGCGTCAATGAACCACAGAAGGTAAATGTAGATTCGGGCATAGCTGTAAACTCTTACCCTTCAGACAGCGAGAGCATGGTCATGAAGAAAGCGCCCGATGCACCACAGGTAACTTGGTATAATGACACTTCTAGAACCACTAACGAGCTTTACGGAAAGTCGTTTCAGTTTGCTGTTCAGTACGTTTATCGTGATGGAGAAGTTTCTGCAATAGGTGAATACTCTGCTAATACCGTGGGACTCAACACATTGAGTGCTACAGACCCTAGCGAGACTTACAAGAATCAATATAACAAGATAACCCTAGAGATAGGGACAGGTACTTTAGGCTCGGGATTTGGTACTTCTATACTAGAGGTAAGATTATTCTTCAGAGACGTAAGCACAAACACAATGTTCTACATTGGTGAATACACGTCTACAGAGTTGTTTAATGGAGTTGACTTTTTTAACGATGAGTCATACTCTGTTGTTTCAGACTCTGAGTTTAACAAGATTCAAGATGCTGTGCCGAAGGTTGCACAAGCTCAGACTATATCGTCAAACAGACTGTTTTACGGTAACTATAAAGAAGGCTTTGATAAGGCTAACGTATCAGCAGTTCTCTCTCCTGTGTATGGTGACAAGCCTGAAAACAACTTATTAGAAGTAGAGGCTAGTATACCTGCGGCAGATATAACCGCCAAGGTTGCTTTGAATACAGAGGAAATGCAAGGCCTGCTAAACGGCACAGATGGTATTCCAACATTAGTTGCTTTTAAGTTTAACAGAGGAACTATACATAGCTTTGAGCAAAGAGCTATGACTTTAACAGAACCAAGTGGTGGTAACTTCAAGGTGTTTACCCTTGCTGAGTCTGAGGCTAATCAGTCTAACAGACAAACATCACTGAGCGTTCAAGGAACAGAGTACTCTCATCAAGTTACCGTGGGTGCTACATCATCTTACTCAGCTTACAACACAGCATTAGCTACCTCTATTAACGGGACTTCTATTGTTTGTGACTTATATGCAGGTAGCGCATGGTTTAACGACGGAAGTAATTACTCTTGGAAGGCTAATTTCGGAGACGGAACTGTAACCCTTACTGTTAATGCTGTTGCTACTACTACAGGTGTGGATATTACTTTTACACCTGCTAGCTTTATCGTAAGCGGAACAAGAGCTACAGGTAAGGCTAATACCATCTTGGTTACTCAAACTATAATCAGAAACTATAACTCTACATTGTCGGGCGTTTTTGGAACTACCGACGCTGATAACATTTGGAGTATATTTAGTCTAATCTCTAATCAGAGCTCCGCAAGTACTACTGATAGTGAAAGAACTTTTAAAAACGGAGACAACCATTCTTTTGGAGTTGTATTCGAAGACTCTTTAGGTAGAGCGACAGGAGTGTACGAAATAGGTTCTTTAGCCGTTTCTCAACTTGCAGATAGAACAGAAACTCAAAAAGGCCGAGTCTCAGTAGAGTCAACGCTAACAGCTACGGGCTTAGACTCTAGCTTGTTAAGATACTTTTATGTATACAATGGCGGAAGCGTAGTCGAAGACTACACTCAGTATTCTGCTGCAGAAGCATTTGTAATAGATAACTCTAAGGTTGACGAAGCTGCAGACAGCTCTATATTAGTAGCCCTGAGAACACTTCAGGGAACTCCTGATTCTTATTGTGCGACTGAACAAATAGACTACACCTTTACCGAGGGTGATGAGCTTAGAATACTTTCTTACATAGATGAAGATGGTGTTAGGTTATATCCTAATAACTTAGTATTCGAGGTAGAAGCCTTAAGAAGCGTTACTGAAGACGAAGACATACTTCTAGATGTCGGCACTATGCATGACGAAAGAAGATACGGAGATTTCTTAGTTCTAAAGAACGAGAATCAAGCGGACTTTGGTAGAACTGAAATAATAGGCGGAACAGACTTATGGAAGCGCCACGTTGTTTTTGAGATACTCACTAAGAAAAAAGGTAACTCTACAAAGATATACAGAGCAGTTTCGGGTAAGTACGACGTAACGGCAATTGGAACAACCGACAGTATAACTGAAGGTAACGCTTGGTACAAAAGAAGAAACGTATTAATGCCTACGGGTCTTACTTCGGGTGGGAACGCTTGGGCTTTGACTCCTGAGTCTATGTACCTAGAGTCTAATCAATACTACGATAGAGATAGAAACTCTGTTGGTCAGCTTGGTGGAAAGCCTTACGCTGTTATAAATAACGAAAAAGAGCAAGAGAGAATATCTAGTGTGACTTACTCTGACGCACAGTTAGCAGACAGCGCACAAAACAACCTCTCTTCTTTCAATAATAGTTTAGCCAACTTCGCAGACTACGAGATGAACTACGGTGGTATCTACGGTTTAGTAGACTCTTCTGATAGTATAACTCTTCTTCAGTCTGACAAAGTATCTAGAGTACCTACAAGCCGTAACATATTGTCTACAGGCTCGGGTTCTCAGTTTGTTACTCAGTCTACAGACATACTAGGGCTACAACAACATTACCCTGTCAACGCAGGGATTAACGACGATAGAACAGCGTTCTTGAAGTCTAATGGGGTTATATACATAGTAGATGTAACTAGAGCTAAGATAGTTTCTTTCTCTAACCAAGGAGTAAAGATTCTTTCCGATAATGGAGTATCCTCTTATGTTGAGTCTACTTGTTCTTCTATGTTGGCTGATGCTGATGGTTATTTCGTTTCGATTGGACAAGATAGATTGAACAATGAAATCATATTCTCTTTACAGAATATGCCTTTAACTAATACTAAATCATTAATTCTCTCAGTAGGACTAGATAAGTTTACTACATTTGTTAATTATACTAGTAGTTACTACGGTGCGCTAGGTTTAAGAAGTTTTGGTTTCAGACATGCCGATGGCGGTGCTGTACCTGTAGGACAAGAGCTAGGTGTTAATGCTGTGCATGGTAACTTCTTTGGCACTCAATATGACGCTACAATTACCTCTGTGTTCAATTCTAACCCTACATCAAGAAAGGTGTTCAATAGCATTAGCGTAGACGCTACTCAGAGCCCTTCTGCTGAAGTATCTACTATAGACCAAGATGTTGCTATACCTGCGGGGGCTTTTGCTCTTAAAGAGGGTGTGTACTACTCGAATGTTCCTAGAGAAGAAGGTACTTCTCAATTTGTAGCATTAGGTGAGGTTGCTTCAGAAGCTGACCCAAGTATTACATTCATAAACAAAGTAAACAGACTACCCTTTAGATTGGGTGGAGATGTATATAAACTAGTAGGTTCTACATTGACCGACCTATCAGTAACCGTAAGCGGGGTCTCTAGTGCTAGAGTCCTAGAGGTTACAAACGGTGGCGCTGTAACGGCGGGGGATGTCTTAGCTGTAAAAGGAGAGGCCGTTGATGGAGACCCATTGAGAGGTGCTTATGCTGAGGTTAAAGTTGTATTTAACACAACAAGTGGTGTGGAGTTATTCTCTGTCGCTGCTCAGACTTCGGAAAGTGGGTTACACAACAATAGTCAACAATAATTCGTATATTTGCATTTAGTATGAAGTTAAAAGGAAAAGACGGTAAGGTAAAGAGATTCGCTATTGGTGGCGTTATCGGTGGTGGTGTTCAAGCTGTCGCAGGTGTAGGTCAAGCAATCTATGGTATGCAGCAGCTAAAAAAGGCTAACAGCCAAATGGACGAGTTGCTAGCAGGAGCACCTAAGTTAGGTCTCCCTTCTGCGTATGAGCAGTATGCAGCAAAGGCATTAGACCAATCTGCTTTACGTCAACAGACTGAGGCTATTAATCGTCGTCTGTCTACTTCTACTGACGCCCTAAGCAAGGCAGGTGGTCGCGCTCTATTGGGTGGGCTACAATCACAAGTTACTACTGCTAACACATCTGAGCTACAAGCTCAAGACGCACAGCGTCAACGTGAGATGCAAGGGCTACAGGTTCTAGGTAACGCACAAGCTCAGAACCAACAAATGAAAGAGAATAGATTCCGTATGCAGTATGGTGCGGCTGATGCTGCTAAGCAGGCTGCACTAGGAAACATTGCAGGCGGACTAGGTTCTACAGCGGGCGGAGCTATGCAGGCAGGTCTTGAGTATGAGAAAGACATGTTCAAAAAAGCAAAAGGTGGCAAAGTAGATAATAGCGGTAAGCTAGAGGGAGATTTCTCTCACGGCTCTAACCCTATAACAATGACTAACAAACAAGGCAAAGTAGTAGGGGAAGCTACAGGTAGTGAATATATCATTAACCCAAAGCAAGCTGCTGCTATTAAGAAAGAGTCTAAGTATTTCCGTAATCTACTTAGTCAAAAAAGATTCAAATAATGGCTAACGGTACAGCAGGTTTAGGACAGGGCAATCAAGTGTTTGACTTTAGTAATCTAGGGCAAGCAGGCTTGGCTTATGACGCACGTCAGTACGCAAAGAAACAAGAGTTTGTAAAGCAGAACGCTAGTTTATATGACGGTGTTGATGCCTCGGGTATCCGCGACGTAGACTCTCCGTACATCAACCAAGAGTTGGAGAAAGCCATGGAGTTATCTGCAACAGCTCAGAAGACTATGAATCCCGAGGATGCTCAAAGAGCTAAGAATGCTATGGCTGCTGTGTCTCAGTTAGCCGCAACATCAAAGGCTGCACTAACACAAGAGACAGAATCGTACGGAAAGCTACGTGAAACTCCCGAGTACGCTCGTAACTCAACGCTTTACTCAGACCACCTAGACCAACACAGACAGAGTACTGCTATGACGGCAGGAAACCAAGGAAAGGTAGGACAAGGAATACTATACCAAGCTCCCGTTATGTATGACACAGATAAGTCGGTGGCTCAGTTTGCATCGGTTGATGCAGAGAAGATATTACGTGGTGCACTAGAATCTTCGGGAAGAAGTGTAACTAACGCTGACGGAACAAGCACAGGGTTTAGCTTAGCTGACGTAGACGAAGACACAAAGGCAGAGCTTATAACTCAGACCTACGGAACTCAAATGGAGTCTAACAAAGAGTTTAGACTAGCTATTGAAGCTCAGTTTATGGGCGACATGTTCGGTAAGGAAGATTTAACTGATGGCGATGTTCAGGCATTTACTCAGTTGCGCGAGTACGGAAACGAAATACGTTCTAAGTACAGAAACATAGAAGACCTACAGGCAGACCCTGAGTTCGCTAACAACCCATTTGCAAGACGTAGAGCTGTTC